GTTGTGAATGTGCAGTTCAATAACCGGACAAGGTATTTTGACCCGACCTTTGTGGCTTCACCGTTCTATGGTCAGATTGTGCCGCGCCGCGATGTGCGCATAACGGCTAACAACGAGCTGGTGTTCTTGGGAACGACCGAGGACTGGAACTTGGATTATGCACCGAACGGTGATTCGACTGCGACTGTTTCGGCTGCTGATGGGTTTGCGTTCTTAGCTGGTCAAACTTTGCCTGCTGGCACTAACCCTGTGGAGTTGTCGGGTGCGCGTGTGAGTCGTGTGTTGGATTCTGCTGGTGTGGATTGGCCTGCTGGTGCTAGAACCATTGACACTGGGACAGCGACTTTGCAGGCTGATTCTGTGACACCGGCCGATAACGCTTTGCAGTATTTGCAGCTCATTGAGTCTTCTGAGCCTGGCGAGTTGTTTATTGGTAAGAACGGCAACTTGGTGTTTCAGGATCGTAACAAGGTGTTCCCTTCGGATGCTGTGCCGTTGTTGACTGATAACGCTTCGGGCATTACTTATTCGCAGGTGCGTGTGGTTTATGGTTCGGAGTTGTTGTTTACTCAGTCTGAGGTGACTCGTAAGGGTTCGTCAACGATTGTGCAGGCTAACGACTTGTCGGCTCAGTCTGATTATGGTGTGCGAACTCTGACCCTCGATGGGTTGTTGCAGAACACTGATGATGCTTTGGTTGAGTTGGCTACTTACTATGTGAGCTTGTATGCGCAGCCTGAGTATCGTTTCGACCAGGTGGAAGTCATTTTGTCGCAGCTGTCTTTGGTGAACCAGAACAAGATTTTGGCGTTGGATTTGGGTTCGGCGGTTCAGGTGCAGTTCACACCTAACGGCATTGCACCGGCTATCACTAAGTTTGCAAGGGTTATTTCTATCAGCCACACGGCTTCGTTGGTTGACCACAAAGTGGTTCTTGGTTTGGGAACGCTGAACGCAACACTATTCCAGTTGGATGACATTGCGTTTGGTATCCTAGACACAGGAACTTTGGCGTTCTAGGAGGATTTTATGGCTGGTGCAGGTTGGCGCACTTTTACATCTGGTGCGGTTCTGACTGCCGCGCAGGTGCAGACTTATTTACAAGACCAGACGGTGCAGGTTTACACAAACAGCACGGCTAGGTCTTCGGCGTTAGGCACTGCTGTTGCTAACGGCATGATTTCGTTTTTGACCACTGGTTCACAGTTGGATCTTTATGCCAACAGCGGGTGGGTCGGGTTGAACTACACAACCATTTCTAATTCAACCGTTTCGGCTTACACTGTGACGGCTGCAGATCACAACAAAACTTTTGTTTCTTCTTCGACAGCTGCGCAGACGATTGTTGTGCCGGACTTGTTTGAGATTGGTGAGCGTTTCGATGTTGTGCGTGATGGTGCTGGCACTGTGAGCATCAGTGCTGGAACTGGTGTGACTACTTGGGCTGGTGCTGGGACTGCTGGCACGGCTAAGACGTTTGCTATGGGAACACAGTATTCGGCGGCTTCGGTTATCAAGGTTGCGGCTAACAGTTACCGTGTTATTGGTGCGGTGGCCTAATGTCGCTGTTTCCGCTTGGCATTATTGGCCAGGGTGGTGGTGCTGCTGCTGGTTCGTTTGAGCTTATTGAAACGGCTAACGGCACAGGCTCAAGTGGGATTATTGATTTTACTTCGATTCCTGCAACCTATAAGCATTTGCAGATTCGTTACACTGCAAAAAATACTTCGACTAGCGCAGACTTGAACATAACATTCAACAATGTGACTACGGCTAGTTATGCCAGGCATCATGTGGTTGGTAACTCAGTTTCAACAGCATCGGCAGCGGCAACATCGGCTTCAAACATTTCTTTGATTGATGCTGTTGCACCAAGCACCACAGCAAATGTGACTACTAACGGTGTGATTGACATTCTTGATTATGCGGAGTCAACAAAGAATAAGACATTACGAGCCATGTATGGTTTGATTCAGGCCTATTCAACTAGCAGAATTTATTTGGCATCTGGTTTTCTCGCTTCAACAACTGCTGTCAGCAGAGTTACTTTGACTGCTTCCGGTAACAACTTTTCAACAGTTTCGCGCTTCTCACTTTACGGAATCAAGGGGTAATCATGCCAGTAGGCGTTTCAGCATGGACAGCGTTAGCAAATACAACGCTGGCATCAGCAGCTAACTCAGTCACCTTTTCTGGCATTTCAGGTGCTTATAGAGATTTGCGAATTGTGTTTAGCGGCGGCATAGGTTCTTCTAATGCTTCTTTTACAATAAATGGCGACACAAGCAGCACCTATAACTGGACAACTCTCGAGGGCAATGGGTCTGCTAACTCAAGTGCTTGGAATGGTGACACCTTTGGATCAATGGCAAACAACTACATTCTTTGGTATAACACCACTGGCATTTTGGTTACCATAGACATTCTTGACTATGCAACAACTGACAAACACAAAACCATTTTAAGCAGAGGGAACAACACAGCTAGGGCAGTCAACGCTGTGGTAAATCGCTGGCCGTCGACTGCTGCCATTACCAGTTTTAAATTTAATGGCAACGCAACTAACTTCACAGCTGGTTCAACTTTTGCGTTGTATGGATTGAGTGCATAATGCAACTAATTAGTTCGGTAAGCGTTGGCGGTGCTGGTGCTGCCACCATTGACTTCACCTCAATTCCTGGCACATACACAGACTTAGTGCTTATGTTGTCTGGTCGAGCCACAAGCACAACAGCAACAATTACTGTTGCGTTCAACGGATCGGCTGCATCTTTTACCAACATTTATTTGCAGGGTGATGGTTCTGCGGTTACATCCACTACCGGAACAACCCTTGTGGGTAACGCTTCGATAAGCACAAACACTGCTTCGACTTTTGGCAACCTGTCAATTTTGATTCCCAACTATGCCGGTTCAGCAAACAAAAATTTTAGTGTTGATGTCGTTACTGAAAACAATGCCACAACTGCGTTTGAGCAAATCTTTACTGGTGTTTGGGCAAACACTGCGGCTATCACACAGGTCACTTTGAGTTTGGCTAACTTTGCTCAGTATTCAAACGCTTATCTTTATGGAATCCTAAAGGGTTCTGGCGGCGCAACCGTTTCATAACAACTAATCAAAGGAATAAAAATGGCACTAACAAAAATTGTGGTCAACTGTGAAACCGGTGTGACCGAAGAAATCGAATTGACGGCTGAAGAAGTTGCAGTAGTAGAAGCTGCACAGGCACAGTCTGTTATTGACCTGGCTGCTCGTGAAGCTGCTGAAACGGCTAAGGCCACAGCAAAAGCATCAGCACAAGCGAAACTGACAGCACTTGGTTTGACTGAGGCTGAAGTCGCGGCACTTCTCGGCTGATAAACTAGACCTGTAAATGCACCGATCTACGCCTCGGTTTTATTTTGAGAGGCCGTAATGGATAACGGTAACGACAAGATTTTGATTCAACTGGTTCGTGACATTGCTGAGGTGAAGGCGATGGTGCAGAATTATGCTGACATTGAGTTGCGTGTGCGTGAGCTTGAGAAGGCTCGTTGGAAGTCTGCCTGGATTACCGGTCTGCTATCGGCTGCGGTTAGTTCTAGTTTTGTGGCGATTGTTTTGCGTTTGGTGATGATCTGATGTCTTGCACTTATGAGCCGCTACGCATGAAGACTCGTGAACGCCGTGACGAGTTGGGCAAGGCCACCATTGGTGACACTGGCAAGCCGCGCAAAAGGCCGCATCGTGGGAACGACTGGGGTGATCGTGCAGGGTCGGCTGGTAAAGATTTTTATGCGGTTCATGCTGGCAAGGTTGTTGCCGTCATCAAGACCGGTGAACTTGGTAACAGCGTGATTGTTGAGCGTATGGGTTGTTTGAACCCTAAGTGCCAGGGTCGGTTTGACGAATACAACCACAGCAACCAGCCAACGAAATTGAAGGTTGGTGACATGGTGACTCATAACACGGTGTTGAATCAGATGGGTGACATGGGTTCGCCTGGTGCTAATCATTTGCACATGAGTTCGGCGTTTGCCAAAGTGCCGCATGAAGCGCCTGTGCCTAAGCTCGTTGACCTGTTCAAAGACATTGATGCTTCGACTGCTGTGCGCCGTGCTGAAAAGGCGGCTACAAGCGCCGCTGTGCCACTAATACAGAACCCTGAAGGACACTGATGCGAGAGAAGATAAAAACCCGTCTAAACGCCGTAGGTGGCGTTTTAGGGGCTATTGCGTGGCGTGGGTTCGGGCTGTTTTTGTTTATTTTGGGTGCTTCGGCTGGAACTGGTGCTGTTGTTGTTGGCAACTGGATGACCGGTGTGCTGATTGCTTGGGCGACTTTGATGTTGGGTGTGGTTGGGGCTATCGGTTATGCGATTGCGACGACAGGCACAGCTGATGAAGACACGGTTGCTAAGGCCACACAGGATGCTGTGCAGAAGGCCAGCGAAACTAAGAAATAGTTTCGGGCGTTGCGCAGCGTTCTTGCACAGTCAAACCACCAATAATGCCGTAGGGGATTGCTGCGACTATCCCCCATTCTCGACAAGCCTTGATCAGTGGACATTCACTGCATAACTGTTTCGCAACCTTTTCGGCCATTGCCGACATCTCAACATCCTGAAAATCCTCTGGGTAGAACACTTCTGGCAGCTGCTCGCAAGGTGTTTGACCTTCTTCTCGCTGTAACTCCATGAGTCTGTCATAGAGGTTTTGCGAATGTCGGCGGTCGGTCATAGAGTCAAGATTACTTAATGAGAGGGTAATTTATGGCAAAGTTTTTGGGCAAGCACGAGTCGGGTTCGGCTGACTGGTTGGCGTTGCGTGAGGGTGAAGCGGTTGTGACTGGCACTCTTGTTGGGCAGATTTTGGGTTTGAACCCTTGGGAATCTGCGTTTACAGCGTGGGCTAAGGCCACAGGCAAAATACCTAACCAGGTGAAGCAGTCGTTGGCTATGCGTTTCGGTCAGGTGTTCGAAGACCCGATCAAGTTGGTGTGGAGTGAGCTGAACCCTGGCTACGAAATCGTTAGCGATGTTGGCACTTGGGCGCATGACGAGTTTGATTGGGCTAGGGCAAACCCTGATGGGTTGCTGAATTACCCTGATGGCACTTCGGGCATCCTTGAAATCAAGACCAGCCGTGTGCCGTTTGATGAAGTGCCACCACATTATCGGGCGCAGGTGCTTTGGTATTGCTTCGTGATGGGTGCGACTAAGGCCAAACTTGTGGCTTTGTTCAGTGGAAACGATCTGCGCGAGTTCGACATTGAGTTTGACCAGTGGGAATTTGATGCCATGTTTGCAGCTGTTCAGCGTTGGCGTGAGTGTGTGTTGTCTGAAACTAAACCTGACTGGGATGGGTCTGCCAGCACTTACGAAACTGTGAAACTGTTGAACACTGGCACGGATGACACGGCTGTTGACTTGGGCGATTTGGGTGTTCATGTGCAGAACGCACAGTCAGCGTTTGACAAGGCTGCCGAGTTGTTGACAGAGTTGAAGTCGCGCACCATTGATGCTTTGGGTGATGCCAAGACAGGTTTTGTTGGTGTCGGTGGTGAGCAGTATGTTGTTTGCACCAGGTCGGTCAATCGGAACGGCGTGGTTAGTTTGACTATCAAGAAGGGTAAAAATGTCTGAGAACATTTGGGAATCACAGTTGGAAATCAACCAGATTTTTGACAAGCGTTTGGCTTTGAACGGTGACCAGTTGACGGCTTTGACTGAGTTGGTTATTGCTCAGGGCAAGCTGATTCAGCAGTTGGCTGCACCGGCTGTTTGCAAGGGTAAGCACTGCGCTTGCCAGGATGGTGAGATGTAATGGCATCGTTCAATCTTGCCGATTACGAAACCGTTGAAGAACGCATAAAGCGTTTCTACACCGACAACCCTGATGGCCGTATTGTCACCAAGAACAAGACCAAGCCAACGGATCGTGAGCGCGGTCAATGGGTTGTGAAGGCCGAGATTTGGTTGCCGCTTGATTACGACAAAGAATCGGTGAATGTTCGATTCGTTGAGCAGGCCTTCTTGAAGGCTACTGGTTGGGCTTTTGAGATTGACGGCGTGGGCATGGCAAATAAGACTTCTGCGCTTGAGAACGCTGAAACTTCGGCTATTGGTCGTGCGTTGGCTAACGCAGGCTATTCGGGCAATAAACGCGCTAGTCGGGAAGAAATGGCAAAGGTTGCCAGGGCTGAGAAGCGTGACTGGTTGGGTGAGGCCGACAAACTAGCATTGACTTATGATGTTGACGGTTTGCGCCTGCTATACACCGATGCGGTTGCCGCTAAGGTCGCACCTGCCGTTTTGGAACAGATAAAAGCGAATGGATCAGCAGCTAAACCGTAAGATTTTGTTGGCTTCGATTGTGGAGTTGCAGGAATGTATTGCTTGGGAATTTTGGCACGGCTCACCGACTACTACGGAATTGTTGTTGGTGACTCAAAGGGAAAGGTTGGCGAGGGTTGATAACACCGGACATGGTGATAGCGGAACTTCAGCGTTTGATGGGGGAAGCGGCGAAAGCACCACAGGCGATTTTTGATGCTGAGAAGAAGTTTGCTGAGGCCGAGTTTGCGGCCGAGCGTGGGTTCAATTTGGCGTTTATGAACGCTGAGGGAACGGTTGCTGATCGGACTGCGATTGCGAAACTTGAGAATGGTCAGTTGCGCCTTGATGCTGACATTGCTAGGGCTGAACTGAACAGGGTGAAGACTAAGGCCAAGCATTTGAGCGATGCTGGTGTGTTGAACGCCACTATTGGCAGGCAGATTGAACTGATTTTCAAGAACGGTGGCTAACCTAGTGTTATGCCTATCAATCAGCTGTGCGGTTTTTGTGGTTCATCCTTTGAGGTGACGAGTCAGCGCGAGGTTGCTTTGTGGCGTGAGTGGGTTGCTACGCATAAGTGCGAACCTTCACCTGATGTGACTGAAACACCGATTATGACTTCTGCTGAGACAAACTTTGAGCGTATCGGTTTTCAGATGCGCAGCTTGAACATTGACTTGCCGGATAAGCCTGGTTGGGAAGATGAATAGGCGCGAGTTCGACAAGCTGTTGGCGCGTGATAAGCATTGTTTGCATTGTGGTCGGGTGGATGACACGCTGATTCCGCAGCACCGTGCTAACAGGGGTTTCGGTGGGGCAGGTCGCAAATCTACGCTTAATAATGCATCGAATCTTATTGTTTTTTGTGCTGAGGCCAATGAGCTGATTGAGTCGGATGCTGGTTGGGCTGACCGTGCTAGGTTCTTTGGTTGGAAGTTGTCGCGTTGGGCTGATCCGTCAACGACACCGGTTTATGACCTGCCAAACATGATTTATTGCATTTTGGGTGATGACTACTCTAGGGTGGAGTTACACAATTTCGGAAAAGGGTATTTGACGAATGAAAATCGGGAGTCTTTTTAGCGGCTACGGCGGCTTAGATTTGGCTGTGCAGGAAGTGTTTGGCGCACAGGTGGTTTGGCATTGTGAGTGGGAAGATGCGCCGTCTGCGGTGTTGGATGCTCATTGGCCTGGTGTGCCGAATTATCGTGATGTGACCAAAGTGGATTTCACACAGGTTGAGCGTGTCGACATCTTGACTGGTGGGTTTCCGTGTCAGGATTTGTCGGTTGCTGGTAAGCGTAAAGGGTTAACTGATGGCACTCGGTCTAATTTGTGGTTTCAGTTTCATCGTGCCATTGTTGAACTTCAACCAAAGTTTGTTGTGATTGAGAATGTTAGGGGTTTGTTGAGTGGTAAAGCAGCTAGCGAGTTGGAACTCGAATCTTCAGGTGTGGGGTTCGATGGAACACAGCCTGTTCTCAGAGCGATGGGTGCTGTGGCAGGAAGTTTGGCCGAAATCGGGTATGACTGTAAATGGGTCACTGTTCGAGCTAGCGATGCCGGCGCACCACACCGCAGAGAGCGAGTCTTCGTTCTCGCAACTCCCAACGGTTCGAGCAGCGCAGGGCGATAATCGCAACAGTAACATCTGGCATCGTGATTCTTCACAGCCACAGAATCTAGAAAATGCGCTCTGGCACATTCTGCCGACACCAAGCACACAGGATAACTCTGCCAAGTGTCGTGATCATGGTGGCGATTTGTTGCACGAGTTTATTTGTGGTTGTGAGCGTTCTGAGCGCAAAGACTTATCTGATGATTCTTTGATGCGCACACCATCTGTTGTTGACAGCACTGGTGGGGCTATTAGCGAGAAGCAGGCGCGTGAGCGTGGGCGCATGGTGAAGGTTGCTGATCAGGCTGCACAGTTGGCTTTTGATAATGGTTTGCCTGTGTCTGAAACGATTGCTGACAGTTTGTTGCCAACGCCGACTTTGGGTCATTTGCGCAACCATGATGAACCTGTTGAAGATTATTTGCAACGCCGTCAGGATTTTGTTGAGGGTCGCACTAAGGGGATGCCTGGGGCTAGCTTGGGTGTTGCTGTGCGCATGGAAACTTTGCCAACGCCTACGACTCGTGATTGGAAGGACAGCCAAGCATCACAGGTGGCTGCTGGTGCGACTAAGGGAAGAATTGAAGACCAGGTGTTGACAACAAATTGGGGCAAGTTTGAACCTGCAATTCGCCGGTGGGAAGCCGTCACACGGCCAGCACCAGCACCAACGAAACCTGATGGCAAGGATGGCAACCACCGTTTGAGCAGCTTGTTTACGGAGTGGATGATGGGTTTGCCTGATGGTTGGGTGACTGGTCATGGGTTGAAACGCAATGATGAGTTGAAGATGTGTGGCAATGGTGTTGTGCCTCAGCAGGCTGTATTGGCGCTTAGGTATCTTTTAGGCGAAACAACCGATATCCCAAAAGTGAAATAGGGGGGGGCAGAGTGAACTTGCCAACTCCGACCGTCAGCGACACCTTCACAGCTGGACTCAAATCTTCTCAGCAGAAACCTGGTTCGATGCATAGCGTGACATTGCCACAAGCGGTGTTATGGTTGGTGGACTAAACTGAATAAAGAACGACCACAGTGCATGGAAACCCTGTGGCCGCTCGAACCGATAACCAAACTATCGGCATTGCTAATTTTAGCGGTTGCCGAAGAAATGTAGGCAACAAGTGAGCATTGAAATCTCAAACGCAGTGTGGCGTGAATCAAAATCCAGCGGCAGAGCCAGGCTGGTTCTGCTTGCAATCGCAGATCATCAAGGCGAAATCGGTGCATGGCCGTCAATTGAAACCATTGCCAAAATGGTCAACTCATCAGAACGCTCAGTGCAGCGCGACATCCAAGAACTTGTCACATTAGGTGAGCTTGAGGTTCATGTGCAAAAAGCGCCTAGCCGTGGCCAATACAAATCGAACCTTTACTGGGTTATTTTGCCGTCATTGTCAGGGGTGACAAAAACACGCTCAGGGGTGACAGATTTGGACTCAGGGGTGACAGAATCGCCGTCAGGGGTGACAGCACTTGGCGCACTAACCCTTATAGAACCATTACTGAAACCTAATATAACTACGAAGCAAAAAACGCTTGATGAATCATGGTTACCTGATGACCGGTTAGTTGGAATGTTTGTCAGTAAATGGCCTTTGCTAAACATGAGCGAACAGACCGAAGCGTTCAAGCTGCATCACATGGCTAAAGGCTCAAGGATGGCTGATTGGGGTTTGGCTTATCAGAAGTGGATGAACCAGGCCCAGAAGTGGGCTGCCGATAAGCAGGGGTCTGTGCCTAGTCGCAAGATTGTGAACGACTTCTGATGTTTGAGGCCAACGCAGAAAAGATTTTGATTGGATCAATCCTTTTAAGCCGTGGCGCTTACCTGGATGACTGCCACCTAATCGCTAGCGACTTTACAAATGTCAATAACCAAAAGATTTTTGTGGTGTTGCAGAAAATGCGCCGTGATGGTGAAGGGATTGACAGTTTCACGGTTGGGTCAAAGATTCCTGAGCTGCTGGTTTATTTGCATGAGGCCACAGCGGAAACACCCGCTTGGCAGAACGCTGGCTTTTATGAGCAGGTCATTGTTGACAGGAACGCTCGTTGGGCTTTGGTTGAGGTTGGTCATGGTTTGGTTTCGGCTGGTCAGGCACAGGATTCTGATGTGGATGTGGCTTTGGATAGGGCTGGTGATCGCATTGAGCAGGTGACTGTTGGGCGTTTGCGTGAGCAGGTTCAGTTCGTGGGCGACATCCTGTTGGACAGCGTTGAACATTTGAACAGCGCACCTGATTTTGTGCCGTCACAGTGGGGCAGCCTAAACGCCTTCTTGGGTGGTTTTAGACCTGGTGCGCTTTACATTGTTGGGGCTAGACCGGCTGTTGGTAAGTCGGTTGTTGCGGTGAACATGGCGTTTGAGTTGGCTGGTGAAGGCGCTGTGTCGTTTCACAGCCTTGAGATGAGCAAACGCGAAATTATGAATCGCCTGTTTGCGAGTGTTTGCAATGTGAGCATGGATCACCTTGAGAATCGAACTTTGACTGACCTTGATTGGCGGCGTATTGCTGAGAAGCAGAATGAGTTGGCTAGGCCGATTGCGATTGCTGACAAGTCTGGGCAGACCCTTGTGGATGTTCGGGCGTTCGCGCGACAGGTCGCTAAGAAGCAGAAGTTGGCTGCCATCGTGGTCGATTATTTACAGCTGATGCAGGACACTGAGCGTGGTCGCAACCGTTACGAGTCGGTCACAGCAATCAGCAACGGTCTAAAGATTTTGGCAAGGGATTTGGATGTGCCGGTGATTGCTTTGGCACAGCTGAACCGTGGCAT